ACGTTTGTATTCCACGTAACGAGTTCATAAAAGAACACGTACATCTGCTGAAATTGCTTAAACACGGTGACCGGACGCAGTTGCTAGCAGAAGCGAAATCACAAGAAGCAGAGTTGCAACGGGAAACGATGAAAGGCGGTTCACGTGCGGCGGGGTACATCAAGAAATTAATTGCGATGTATAAGGACGGGCTGGAGTTGTTTGACATTAAAAAAATGAAATGGGCTTCCGACAATCTCAAGGCGTTTGGGATATCTATGGAGGAGGATGAGGGGCCAGTCGGGGCCGATGATTATAGTGAATATTCACCAAAAGAAGCAGACGTACATAGAAAATTAAATGCACTTGCCAAGAAGGCCGATAGAGAAGGCAATACGGCGGAAATCAAAGCAGAATATAAACAGCTGCGGGCGGAATTGAAGGCAGAGGAGCCGAAGGAACACCCAGCAATTACGGCATACAAAAACGCCCTAGAAGAACAAGAACGCAATAGTTCCGGTATGAGGATAGGCCGACTAAATTTTGCTTTAACAAAGGCGGAGAATGAGGAAATGAAACAACTGGAGATGCAAATGAAAGAGAAGGCCCGTTCTGTCAAAACGCAAGATGAGATTAGAGCATTCAATAAAGAGCAGAGTAAAGTGCTAGACAAATTTAAAGATAGAGTGAAGAAACGGCATAACGACGAGGAAATGAATTTATTCCGACTGAAGAAGGCCTCCGACGAAGCTAAGGGAATCAAGCCGAAGCCGATAGAGATAAGCGAAGGCAAATCATTCAGTTTCGGAACCGGAGATAGCACGGATATTTTATCGGGGTTTTATAACCGGAGCAAACCGGCCCCAGCACCCGCAAAAATCGCAGAAAAAGAGAAGGAGGATAAACCCGATTGGAGGAAGGCTGCTGGATATGAGGACCCCGTAGTAGATAAATATGGAGTAATCCAAAATGCCTTTAATGTAAATTCGCAACTGCCGAGTGATTATAAACCAGACGACGGTTGGGATTGGTTGGCTTCCAAATACGGCAAACTATATGACTTGGCCGTTGAAAAAACAAAGGAAGTCGTTCGCAAGGGCCGGGCGAGTTGGACTGACAAGGAGTTTAAAAATTACATACGGCTTCCCTTTGACGACGCAACGCAGATGAAGGACTTTTTCCGAGATGTACTATTAGCTGACCCTATCATATACAACTTCCTACACATTAACGCCTTCAGCACGAAGGCCCCAGCAACAACAAATGCGTTGAGGGAATTCAAAAAGTGGATAGGGAAATAATCAGCCCATTACAACACGTGTTAAATCGCTAGACGGAATGAAAAAGCACTCTTGGGGCCGGTTGTGGTAGTCGGAGCGGTCGCCACGGCTATATTCCGTCCGTTCATATTGGCTGAATTTCTCCTCGTCGTATTTGATACCGTACAATCCATCCACATAGTCAAAGAAGAACCAATACGTATTTTTCGGGTTCCTCTGTGCCTCATTCACCTTATTCGCCCCAATAATTGCCGTAGGATATGCATCGTGCCGAATGCGGCGGGTTTTGACTTCACTAAAAATCATCTTGGTCTCGTTGTTGTTGTCATAATCAAACAACGCCATACCACCACGCCGAATGAGAGGTGTACCCAAAAACTGCTCCAGCTTCTGCTTCACGGGGACTTCGTTAGCGGTTCCGAATTGAAAGTCGGATGCGAAGGTGGCGGCCATTTCTAGAGTTGCCGGAGATTTTTATTTTTGGGAAAAATCACGCACCAGCGGATTTTTACAGACTTTAAAATGATTTTCTATTTCAGAATAGAATGGACCCACCCCAGCCCGTACAGACCCCGGCACCAGCCAAGAAGACCCGGAAGCCCCGGAAGAAGCGGGTAGATATTCCCAAATTCACAGTAGAACACGGGAATTTCTATGTATCTTTTTCGTGATTACTTGACAACATAGGTGTTCTGCTGCTCGGCCACGCTGTGTCCCATCGCCTCTGCATCCTCGGCCATATCCTCTTTTAGGGCCGAGTACTTGTCAGAAAGGAAGATATGCCGTAACATAGATGACCCGATATTCTTCCCGAAAATCTTATTGAGAATGCGGGTAATTCCATTCAGAGCCGTAATAGGAATGCCACCGGGGCTGACAAGGAACGGCACCGCCGCCTTGCCCTTGCTCTCCCTCCAAAGAGGGTGGTGTCTGAGATAAGAAACGAGAATGTTTAGCAAATCGTCTGGTATGGCGATTTTCTGGACCCCATACTTCTTGGCCGTCTTGTACTTGTTAAAAATGAATTGGTTGCTTGTCAAATCTAGGTAGTTGTGGTCTGCTGACATATTATCAGACCACTTCTTGACGACCAGCATATTCAAATAGTCTTGGTTACGCCGGGGCTGTATCTTGGTGTACAAGCTCAGCACGACGCTCTGGAGGATTTTCTCCGCCTCTGGGGCCGTCAAATGCTTCTTGTGCATTATCTCGGAGGCACTCTTATTCAACTCCTCCTCCGTCTTCTGCACATCCGCCCACGATGACCAATTCTTCTTCTGCTTCTCGGACTTCTCACCGGCCCGGGCTGATTCCGCTTCCTTGACTTCCTTTGATTTAGACATCATAAGGTCGTAATAGTGCTTGTAAATGGCCTTGTAGGTCGCCTTATCCTTGTAAAGGCTCAGCACACTAACAATAGACGCAAGAATTCCCTTCTTGGTACTGTCTGCATAGGTTTCCAGCTTGGCATCCACGGCGTCCTTCTTTTTGAGAAAGGCGAGGGTGGTAAAAGGCCGCTTGTCGTTCAGCATTAGCAAGGTCCGGAGGTACAGATTCGCCGTGGATTCAGAAACGCCTCGGTCGGTGACGAGAGCCTTGGAGAGGTTGGCAAGGAAGTCGGCCATTATATTACTTCCTTAGAAAATATCTAGCCGGAAACAAGTTATTTACCTTATATTAATAGAGTATTCCAAATCAGTCTATGGGAATATTGGTAGAAAATGTAGGGTAGTGTAGGGTGTGTAGGGTAAATCGTAACTTTGGTCCCTCGGGAGAGTTAAAATTCGGCCAGCGGCCAAAGGATGCGGTAGACCCTACACACCCTACACTAACCCTACACACCCTACACTATTCCAAATAAGAAGAAAAATACACTAAATAATAAAATAAGAACACTAATAGATATGGACGCTCTAGCAACCAAGGCATTTCCCGATAACTACTCCCAAGAAGTGCTAAGAGTATTTGCGGCTCTGAGTATGACGGACCTCAAGAAGTTCTTTCTTGTTGGCTCGGCCTCCCTTCGGTCCCAGCAATATTCGGCCGACTTTGACTGCATGGAGAAAGTACGGATATCTAATGCTGCCGAAATGGTACATAACCTCCGGGACGTTGTGAAGAATCTAAGAGCTATCCCCGACTGCTTCATCGGCGATATCAAATGCGGGGAGGAGAAGACGTGGGATGTATTCAACCAGAATGCGGGAATTGTAGACGGCAAGGTGCAGAACTTCAATCCTACGGAATCCAAAGGCCGAATTGACAATCTGCGGAACCGTAATATTATTGGCCCCACGGAAGCCAAAGAGGCCGATGCGTTACTTGACAAGGCTACAACCCGCCTCGGTTTCATTATTGCTAAGAAGACTATCAAATTCCACATTCTCCGCTGGAAGCCAGACCAGATTCTGGCGGGGTATCAAGAGTACAGAGGCCACCGCTTCAATTTAGAGGACGCTGTAACCTCTAGGGGCCTTATAAAGGTAGATGCTGTTGCCAATATTGCGGACCGCTACACGGAGTTCTCAACCATTTATGACACTTACCTTAATGGCGTCTTAGTATCAGAAAGGTCTTCCAATATAGTTCAGAGTCTATCAGATGATATCTTGTTCTATAACAACACGAACCCGTTCAAGGCCCTCAAGCGGTTCTTCGCCCTTGTTAAGTTACGCAAGGATGCCGAGGCCGCTGCCGTCCTAGTCCCTATTATGAATTCTGACCTAGGACGCCTCTATCAAATCATAGGGGACTTGCAGACGTTGCGGGGCCTAATGGACCGCCCCAGCTCGGCCTATAATCTCAAGATAATCCTCAGCCAAATAGACGATATGAAGGCCCGAATGGGGAATCTGTACCAGTTACGGGACTTTCTCAGCAAGGAACACGACATTATAGGCAGCGTCAACGCACTCCTTAATTCACCGGCCACTTCTATCAAAAGGAAGCTAGACAAACTCATTTCGGAGCTGGAGGGAATTAACAACGAGGGGACGGTAAAAATCATCAAGAGCACTCTTAAAAATGTCTTCCCCGGCGGTAAATAAATCAAAAACCGGGCCGTAAAAAAGCCCCAAAAATGTTAAAATCATTTACGATTACCCGATTTTTCACGTGGGTTCCGTAAGTGTTTGGAGATTTATTAAAATTCTCGGGCTATTGTATATAATGCCTCACCTCAATTTTGAGCCCGGCAAGGGAGCCAAACCGATTGCGATTGTCAAAGGCGGCGAAGAGGACGGTAATCTTCTCTATCTTCACGAAGATTCCCCAGACGGCTCCAAGCCGAAGAAATCCTCCAAGAAAGGCCACGCTATAAATGCTAATACGTATGCAACGGAACTCCGGACAGTCAAGCCCCAAGAACGGGTACGCCTTATGGCCCGGCTGGAGGAGGCAAGGGACAAGGGCCTTGACCCCGACCAGCTGATAGGCGAGACTGCACTCGGCAAACAATTATACGAGCGGATTCTTTCTGATGAAACGGCTTCCAAAGAAGTCACATTAGAAAGCGGTGCCTTTGAATTGCTCCCGTCGGCTGACCCAAAGAAGCGTGATGTGTTCTATATTGCTGGAGCATCCGGCTCCGGCAAGTCTTATATTGCCAAAGGCCTTGGAGAATACTACCAGAAGCTATTTCCCGACCGGTCCGTCTATCTCATTTCCAAGCTTGCAGAGGATGCTGGGACTCTGGACAAAATGAAGCCGGCCGCAAAGCGTATCAATATCCAGTCGCTGATTGACGATTTCCCCAACCTTGACGAGTTCAAGAACTGTATGGTTATTTTTGACGACTATGACACATTCACCGGCCCCGCTGAGAAAATCGTACATAAATTAATAGATGACCTCGCTACTATGGGTCGGCATACTAATACAACTATGTTATGTCTGTCACATTACCTTACTAATTACAAGAAAACAAGATTACTACTTAACGAAGCCACTCATATCGTCGTTTATCCTATGGCTACTTCGTTCCACGCCCTCAACTACCTCCTCAAAACCCACGTTGGAATGACAAAGGACGACATACGGGACCTAAAGAAGATGGGGCGGTGGATTTGCATCTTCAAGAATTTCCCTCAATACATCGTATCGGCTACCCACGCCCGAATGCTGATTAGGGACTAGCCGGGGAGATTGACTTCATCAACCTCTTCTTCGGCCTCGTCATCATTTAGCGTTATTTGATTACCCGCAATATCACATACAACCACCTTGGGGGCTGGCTCGGGGATGCCAAACTCCCGTCTGTAGGCGACCCGGATATCTTCAAAGACCTTTTCAGCACCGGCCCCGTACGTTCTAGTGATTTCTGCTATGCAATCATTAGAGAGGAAGGACTTCGGGAGGCATTCTCCTTGGACCTTGTTTTCCAAATAATTATTGAGCCAAAAGGTCGCCACAAATCCGGCCGCCTTGTCCTTCAGTATACGCTTGGCTATTCCTTGGGATATCTTGGGCTTTTGCTTTATGGGTGCTGCCTCTTTCTTGAATTTGTGGTCCTTAGAAAGGGGGCTTCCGTGGTTCATCATTCTATTCCATACATATAAAATAAAAAGCCCTCTCCTATAGATGTCCATCCCTTCTGGAGTGTTGCGTTATGCTGGTATTTGGAATGTTACAGATACCTACATACCCGGTATGTTCGTTCAATCATCCCTTGTCAATAATTCGTACGCCGTCCTTCAATCTGTTACGGGTGGGACAGACCCTTCCGTGGCCTTGGCTCCGGATTGGGTGGAATTTCCGCTACCGCCTTCCGGTGATATTACAAGCGTTGCGGCTGGGACCGGGCTGAGCGGTGGTGGCTCAGCGGGTAATGTGACTCTGGCGAATGCGGGAGTTATAGCACTCACCCAAGGGACGGGAATTTCTATTACTGGAACCCCCGCCAATTATACTATTACAAAAATACCGCCTTTTCAAGCCACTTATTACAAGACAGCAAACCAAAATTTAAACAACGGCGACACAGATATAACCTTTGACGCATTAGCGTCGTGGAACAACGTCGGTGGTTATATCACGCATACCAGCGGCTCAGCAAACTTTGCAGTAGTTACAACTGGCCTTTATCAGTTAGAATGGAATGCCTCCATAGTGGCGGGGGGGGCGACTTGGAATACCGGAACAAGCAAAAGTATATTTATTGATATAAACCGCAGCCCGACACCGGGTACAGAACAAGCGATTATAGGGCAAACAGCAACCGTAGCAAATAATACGAATTATAGTCAAAATCTCTGTGCTACTTTTAATCTGGTGGCCGGTGATATCATCAATTGCCGGATTACTTGCCCTCATGCAACCGCTATTCCCGTCGCTGCCGGTATTAGCAATACGATAGACTTAGGCACTTGGTTCTCTTGGAGATATATTAATTAACTTTTTTAAGGAATGTAGGGGGAGTGTAGGGTGTGTAGGGTAAATCGTAGAGTTTGGGCGTTGGCCAAAAATTTACTCTCCCGAGGGACCAAAGTTGCGGTAGACCCTACACACCCTACACTATCCTACACACCCATCTAAACCCGGTTATTGCTAATATGTAGAAATGCCAATAGGTAGCCCCCAGAGTTCTAATTTGTATCCCTTCCCAACCAAAGCCAAATATATTTATATAAGGAAGAAAGGCGGTGATGATAAGTACGTCGCACAGAGGAGATATCCCGAGGGATTCAGCAAAAGTGCGGTCTTTTGGACATTTGAAGAAGCCTTGGCATTTTTGAATGCACTAGAATAGAGATGAGCCTTACGGCTGGAGCAGAAAAAAAAGCAGAAGCATACCCACTAAGCGATGATGATATCCGTGGCTTATTGGGAGGGAATATAGAAATCACTCCGTACCCTAAAATAAAGGACGTTCAAAGTATTAACGAACTTTTTGACAGTCGGGGCCGAGCGATAATTTTCTACCCACAGCAAAGCGATTTTCAAGGCCACTGGACTTGTATGATTAAAGACGGTCGGCAAATAGAATTTTTTGACCCGTACGGGGAGCCACCCGATGCCCAGAAGGACGGGCTTTCCAAGAACCAGCTTGAGAAAATGCGGATGGAACACCCCGATTTGACCCGGCTCCTAGAAGAAAGCGGCTGCCACGTCATATTCAATAAGGTTCAGCTCCAGAAAATAGATAATGATGTGCAGACGTGCGGCCGTCACGCAGTCTGCCGCCTCCTCTATTACAAAATGCCGCTAAGTAAGTACCGGCAGATGATACATAAATCGGGTATGACTCCCGACGAATTCGTGGTTGCTAAGACCTATAACAATTTGGGGAAGTAAAAATATTTACAGAGTGTAGAATGTCCTACTCATTTCGCAGTATTGTAGACGGTGGAGCCGATAGCGAGATGATATATTACAACGCTACGATGACCTCCACCAAGACGGCTGACCTTACAGTATCGCAGCCACCTCAGCCGGTGAAGTTCAACGAAACTCGTGATGCTCCTATTATCAGAGATGCATCGCAGTACAATTTCTCTATTATCAAATTCACGATGAACGGCCCCGGCCGTGAATTGCCTCTATTCATTCCGCTCATCCAGACCAACGGAACGGTGACTGCAACTGGCCGACAGACTGACCCGAACCAGACAATCTATAATTTAGCAACGGCCTACCAGCGGACTTGGAACTATACGAACAACGCTGGAGCAGCGGCCACAGCAACAATCACTCTAGCCCCCCAAAGCACCCCTATCCAGTATATTCCGGAAATTCAAAACCCCATTCTTGCTCCGGTTCCTCAATACCCAGCAACGGGAATAGCGAAGCAAGACCTTTCTACCCGGTACTACTGGGTGTATACCTATTCCCACTTCGCCACACTTGTAAATAATGCTCTATATCAGTCCTACGTCAGCCTCTGGGCGGCATTTCAAGCGGCTTGGGCGGCCCTCCCGACGGCCCAGCCTTCCCCCTATTCGGCTATAACTATCCCAGACGGAATCAATTCATTTATTCTGGACCACGATGTGCCTTTTATCAAGTATAATGAATTCACCAAACTATTTGAAATCTATGGCGACACGAGGGCTTTCAATATCTGCGGCTCCCTTGTGAGCGGTCCTTCACCCGGTCGCTATAACACACCCCCGGGAACCCAGCAGAGCGTTCCGGCATTTGTTCCTCCCGTATATGTTGCGGGCAACCCGCCTTCTGGTGCTACCCAGCCCTACCTCCGGCTGTTCTTCAATACGGAACTAATGAACCTCTTGGCAAATTTCCCAAATATGTTTTACGGTGCTGTAGGTGGGTCTCGTCTCAATTTTCCGCTTGGCCCGAGTGGTGGCATTACTCTTGGAAACCAATCCACATTCACCGGCACCGGTCCGTGGCTCTATTCCTACGAAATCCTATTTACGAATCAACTCTATACGAATATCCTCAATAACAACCCGCTACTGCAAGGCAACGCAGCGGTCCCCCCTCCAGTATATAATCCCTATTTCCTCATCCCGACGGACCGGCAGAACCTCTACTGGAAAACCGTCCAAGACTATCGGTCTACGGATGCGATGTGGTCCCCGGTCTCGGCGATTGTATTCACCTCGGCGATGCTCCCGATTAAGAAGGAGTACAACTCGGCGAATGTGGATTTGAATGCGGGCAATTTGGGCGGCGGTTCCAGCGGCTCCCAGAGTGCATTCCAGCCTATCATTACGGACTTCTCTATTGACCAGCAGCAAGAGGGGGCCGAGGGTTGGCGGAATTTCACCCAGTACGAACCTACGGCAGAATACAGAATGCTTTCTATGACTGCCTCCCACGAGGAAATTCGCAATATAGATATTCAAGTCTTTTGGAAGTACCGTCTAACTGGGGACCTCATCCCCCTTACGGCGGCGAATTGCTCCGATATTAATATTAAAATGTTATTCCGCAAAACGGACTACCGCTCTTAAGCTCCGGACCCTCTAAATTTGTGTTACCGCTCCCATTTTTTTTGTGCTTACTAAGTATAAAAATGAGTGCGGACATAGAGAAGCTGGCCGTATTTGATGACCGCATCGTTCAGACCCGCCCGAAGTATGCCGTGGAGAAGGGTGCTCTGTCCCTCACAAACGCCCCGTTTGCGGCGATTTCCCAGTCCCAGTCCCAGCACACCTACAACGTGTATGTGCCGTCTGAGAACGTGTATGTGGCCCGTGATATGGACTGGTCCTCTACAGTATATCTCCAAGTGGCCGTTCGTCTGGACGACACGGCGGGAGGCCAGTACCCGGTAGGGGAGCCTCTTCTGCAGTTGGGCGTGGATGGCTCTCTGGCGGCCCTCCCGCTGAACTCCCTCTGTGCGACGATGACGGCGACCATCAACGACACCACGGTAACAATTAACTCCCAAGATGTGCTGACCGAGGTTCTCCGGCTGACGGACTACAAGCAGAACCGCCTCCAGCGTACTTGCCCGACGATGTTGGACAAGTACCAGCAGAACGCCGATGCTCTGAATGCGACCAACGACCCCATCTCCGGCTATACCAATATGTCCCACGACTACCACGAGCAGCCCAACGGCACTTGGTCTAACTTGGCCTTCACGAATGCGGCGGGGGCGGTTCTGGCCGGCTCCGGCTCCTACGTGGATGCGAACGGACTGACTATTGACTACGTGGATGGCGTCCCGGTATCCACGGACGACGGTGCTGGTGTCGTGAATGGCCTCTACCTCGTGTATCTGCGTTTCCGCACTACGGAGAAGCTGGTACTATCCCCCTTTGTGTTCGCTGAGAGCCACGGCTCCGACACGGGCCTCTTCGGCATCAACAACATCCAGCTCGTGTGCAATTTGCGTGAGCCCGGCCGTGCTCTGCGTCTGCGTAACAGCACGGTAGGCTCGGCCCAGAAGCTCTACTATTCCGGCGGTCAAGCCCAGACGACTTGGCTGCCCCCGGTTCAGTACAACTCCTCCCGGCCCAACGGCCCCTTTGAGAACTCCTTCCTCAACGTGCAGTTCCTCACGCCCTCTCTGGATATCCCTCTGCCCCCTAAGAGCGTGGTGCCCTATATGGAGTTTCCTCGGTACATCACCCAGCCCCTCACCTCGGCGATGGCTGCCGGTACGGCCGAGCAGCTTACTTCCCAGACTATCACGCTGCCCCAGATTCCCGACCTTCTAATCATCTACTGCAAGGCCCTTGCGGATGCTAACACGGTGGCGGCCAATCGTGCGTTTGACCCCACTCTGCCCCAGTACGGCACGTCCTATCTGCCGATTGACTGCGGTGTAGATGGTGGCCGGCCCCAGAACCCTCTGTCAATTAACTTTGACAACTTCTCCGGCTTGCTGTCTTCGCAGACCCCCGAGCAGCTGTACCATATGTCCGTGAAGAACGGCCTAGATGTGGATTGGCCCACTTGGTCCGGCCTTGTGCGTGTGCCTACGGGTGCCGTTGGGAAGCGTGTGTCTACGGTGGGCGGCTTCCTAGTGCTGAAGCCCGGCGTGGACCTCACACTCCAGTCGGGCCAAGCGTGCTCGCTGGTGGGTAACTTCACGCTGCAGTTCAACGTGCGTGTTCGCAACACCTTCGGCTTCCCCGTGAATCCCCAGTTATTCGTAATTACGGCGAACTCCGGCTTCTTTGAGTCGGTGCGTGGTTCTTCCCGTATCATCAAGGGCGTACTGTCCGAGCAAGACATCATCGCCGCCCCTCTGGCCCCGGCGGGCACTCGTTCCGGCCTTGCTCGTATCATCGGCGGGAAGATGATGGCTCTGGCGAACCGTATGGGTATGGCGGGTAGCGGCAGCGGTGCCTCTAGACCCGCCGAGAAGCGTGAGGATGGTGGTCGCCCGATGGCGGGAGCCGGCAAAAGCCTCTCTGCCCGGCTAATGTGAATTCTCTAACTTTTTTTTTCGCTCTGATAAGTATAAATGGCATCGCTTGAGAGTTTGAAGAACCCCGTAACTCGCCTTGGTGTTCTTGGAACTGCGGGTTCTCAGTCGGCGTCTTTCCGCCGTAACGAAGTGAATAACTCTAATGTTTGGGACGCCACCAAGCAGTATTACCTCAACGATATTGCGTTTTCCGCTATTGATGGCGGTGCATATGTGATGGATGGCGGTATCACGGTCGGTTCTGCGGCCCCCCTTACGGCCATTCTGGGCGGCGATGACCCGGCGACAGATTGGACCTCTTCTGCGGCCGCCATTTGGGTCCCTCTTGCGGGGAATGGTCCCCGTGTGGTGGAACCGGCTGGGGCTCAGAGTGCGACGGTGGTGGCTGGTGGTGCCATCACATTTACCAACTGCAACCTACTCCAAGCAGCCGTCGGCACGAGTGTTATCCTCGGCGACACGAACTTTATGGCCCACGTGCAGTTTACGCTCGTACTCACGCCCGTCGGTGCCCCCGGAGCAACCGCAATTCTCGCCGCTGACTGGGCGAATCTCATATTCACCCCTACCGGCGGCACGGTGACTCCGGCTGTTGCTGTGACCGTTCAGCCTCTAACAAGTGCGGCGGGAGCAACTACCAACAACGTTTCTCTGTCGGCGTATGTGCCTCTTGCGAGCGACGGCACAACGACGTCTATCGTACTGACGGGTGCGATGAACGCCGCTTCTACTGCGACGGGTGTTATCTCCAACGTAAACGTGTCCTATATCCCCGTCGTGCCTTAAACGATAGGATTCCTAAATTTAACTTCACTAAGCAGATATGAGTGTATCCGGCCTCGCCACCCCGTTTCAACGCCTAGCTGCGTTGCCTCAAACGATGAATTGGAGGGGAGTATGGTCTATCACCGAAAATTATCTGCTTAATGATGTTGTGGAAGATACAACAAATAATTCTACATATATATTGACGGGTATTATATCTATCGTAGGCGGCCCGAACCCGGTACTATCGCCGAATTGGTCCGAGCTGAGCGGAACGGCTGTGGGTATTGCGGGTGTCTCGGCCGGTGCTGGAATTGCTGTAGACAATACCAACCCAAACCAGCCTCAAATTAGCAATACTGGAGTACTGCAAGTACAAGGCGGCGTCGGCGTGGTTGTAGATAATACAGACCCGCAGAACCCTATCATAGATTCCACAGCGGTTCAGCAAATCGCACCCGGCCCCGGTATTTCCATAGTCAGCACCAACCCTCTTGTCCCCGTTATAGCCAATACGGGGATAAGGAATATCATCGTAAATCCCGGAACCGGCTTGTTAAGCACGGGCGGCCTAACGCCCACGCTTGTCAATACGGGTGTCTTGAGTGTAGGGGGCGGCGTAGGCATTCAAACGACACAGTTGGGAGGTACCGTGGAAATAACAAACACGGGAGTAGGGACGCTAACGCCGGGACCGGGTATTTCCCTTACTGGTCCCGCAAGCACCCCCACAATTGCCAATTCGGGAGTACTGTCGGTTGCATCGGGCGATAGTTCCATAACCGTAGATAACACGGACCCGCAGAATCCGATTATATCTGGCAATACAAATACAATCACACAAGCCTACGCATCAACATCATTTCTTGGTACCTTAGTTATTGCCCCAGTAACGGGCGGGGTTTTTTCCTTCGTTCCAACTATAGGGAGTCTATTTGCCGACTATTTCTTGAATGGCCCCCCAGAGGCCACGGGTATTTTTATGCTTGATTTAACAAGCATTTCATTCAATCTTGCTGGAGGGCCACCGGGCCTATTGATAGGGTCTGGGAATACCTTACAATTAGCCCTAGTGGATAGTGCCGGGCATGCTTACGTGTCGCCAATTTATCTAAATACAGTATTCATCCCAATTGGAACACCTATTCCCGTTTCTGGCAACTTTGGCCAATTCTATATTGATATTACAGCTGCCCGGGCGGCTGGGGTGACTGCACCGACGGGTATCCGAGTTATCAATAATACAATTGTTCCTCTGGCCCTAAGCACCTATGGTAATGGTTACGCCCAGTATTTTCCCTTGGGCATACAATAGAGCGATGTCGCAAGATATACAAAATGAACTAGACAACCCCCTAGAGAGGCTAGCGGCACTACCAGAAATGATGAGTTGGCTTGGGGAATGGAATGCAACCGATGAATACTATCAAAATAACGTCGTAACTGACCCGATAACTACCGGCTCGTATATCTATACCGGATTTTCTGCGGCTATTAGAGGAGGCTTGCCGCCTTCCCAAGTTATCGGGCCGTCTATTTGGACTGCGTTTGGTTCAACTGTCGCTAGTGGAGTACAACAGCTGAAAGAGGGTGATGGAATTCTAGTAGACGGTTCCGATACTGTGCCCACGGTTTCCAATACTGGAGTACTAACAGCGACAGTAAAAGGCAATCTGCAAAATATAGGGACCAGCCAATTTCCCGTTTTGATATATGAGAATTCTATCACACAAATCCAGCAAGGGCTGGGAATTGTTGTAGACAATACCATCCCAAACCAGCCTAAAATCAACAATATTGGGCTATTAAATATATATCCGGGTGAGGGTATATCTGTAACGGGTGAGAATGATTTGACTCTAGAAAATACGGGGGTCATCCTAATAACTGCTGCACCCGGAACAGAAATTGTAATAACCAATCCCGGCCAGAATCCCGTCGTTAATAATACGGGATTAGTCAGTATCACCGAGAGCATAGGAATAGCAAAAGAGCCGGGGCTTCCGGCGAATGAGCCACAATTGAATAATACGGGGGTTATTTCCATAATCCCTCGTAATATAGAAGTAGCTGGTGGCTTCCCCGGACCCGGCGATAAGGAATTAAAATTGATAAATTCAGTCAAGACGCTTGTATTCAACAGCCAGAATTTGGTAATGACACCAACTACTTTGGTAAATAATGGGGACCAAGCCCTTATCCCTATAACCCAAAGCGTGGGGACATTTTGGGAGGATGTGATGCAGAATGGGCCACCATCTTATACCAATCCCCAAGGTAGTACTTTTATTTTAGATTTCGCCTTGAAATTTACGGGAAATGCCTCAAGTGCTGGTGTTAGTTTAGCTATGTGGCTACAAGATAACACAAGTAGCCCCCTAGTATTTGAAGTGGGTCCATTCATTTTGGAATATGGAGCAATCGGGTTTAGCTCCCAAGTACCAAATAGAATTTATCTATTTTCTTCTATTGCTGTTAGGGTAGAACAAGCCAGAGCTGGCGGGTTTCGCAAATTGACTGGGTTACGTATTCGCAAAAGCATTTTTGGGCAAACTAGTATAGATACTATCCGCCTAACCACATCGGGGCCTTGCTCTGCAACGTGGTTTAATCAGACTGTGCCTTTTCCGTCTTAAGTTTGATTTCAAATTCTACACTATTGCTGATTATGTTACTTAGATTTTGCTCTAGACTTTCAATATATTTGCGATTGTCATTAAGGCCCTTGGCCTCTGTCCAGTCACGCAGACTGTCCAGATAGTTCTCGTACTCCCGAATGTTATGAGATACCTTCTTAAGGTTTTTCACAACAGATAGCAGCCAAGGTAAAGGGATTTTAATTTCTATTTTGTCCATCTCTACTAGATGGCGATACATTTATCGTATATGCAACAGATGGCGGCTGCGGCCTATGATAAAAATCCTCCCAAAGAAGTAGGTGGATTCAAGTTACTCGCAGATACCCCGACACTCAAATTCTATTCGGCTAGTAATACAATCATCGTTGCTGTGAGAGGCACAGATGATACGAGGGACGTTGCTGCGTGGCACCTAGTGGCCTTTGGTCAGCTAGACAATTCGCCTCGGTACCAAGAGGATTTGCAAGCCCTTAGAGAATTCCAGAAGAATTACCCTAAGACCCAATATAACTATATTGGTGTGGGTCACTCCTTGGGTGGTGCTATAATTGATAGGTTTCTGCGTATGGGGCTTCTCAATAATGCCTTGTCTTATAATGCGGCACCGGAGCCTCAAGAATTGAAGGGCAATCCAGTCCATCGCCGGATATACCACGAGGACGACCCTTTATACAAAATAGCCGGAAGGTTCATTCCGGGTATTGAGGTACGCAAGTCACGGGACCCGTTCTGGGTCAAGTATCTACGCAAATTAGTCCCGTTAGGTATTGCGAATGCATATAACGCAATCACAAAACATAAGCTGCCTACATTCCAAGGCGGGGGAACGCATAGGGAGAACTTCCTAAAGGCGAATAAGCTAGATGATAAGTCTTATAGTCTCAAGCAACTCGCAATCATTAGCAAGGTGCCTTTGGCAACCCTACAAAAAGTTTATAATAGGGGGATTGGGGCCTATAAGACACAGCCCAAGTCAGTACGCCTCAAAGGGTCTTATGTTAAGAATGTAAATGCACCGATGTCGGCAAAGCTAAGTAAGGAGCGTTGGGCCTATGCGAGGGTATACTCCTTCCTTGACGGGAACCCGAAGCACGATGAAGATTTGCGGCGTAGGGGTGGGATGGGTAATTGTTTTACTAGTGCTGCCGTGGCCCCAGCCCCAGAAGGGGATGGTGATGGCGGCGGTCATGGTGACGGTGATGATGGCGACGGCGGCGATGATGGTAATGGTAGAGATGTAGATTTAGATGCGGAAGAGTTAGGGTCGGATACAGATGAAGACCCCGATGGCGAGGGCGGTGTTGATATCACAGATGAGAATATTGACGAGCTTACGAATGCAGACTATAAGTACCTAGTAGAAGAGTCTTGGAAAAAAGAATTAAAGAAAATGGAGGGTGTTCTTCCGGAATATCTCCTTATGCACTTGGCCCCAATACTAGAATTACAGTCAAGTAATATAATAGTTGATGTAACGGGGGCAGACAGTACTATAAATATTGATAAAAGATATGAGGAGGTTCTGGGCCGAGTACTGACACTAATGGGTATCTTTACAGAATATGCCGATGACATATGGGAACTAATGGGAACCAATAAACGCCGGGTATTGAGGAGGCTGAGAAGAAGGGGTTTTTTCAAAAAATAATATTACAAACGGTAAAATAGCCAAAAAGGGACTTATTATTAGATATTTACACGGTAAATATCTAATAGTAAATTGAGTTTTTTACAAAAAGATATTTAAATGGGAATAAAACCGGTTTTATTCCCATTTAAATATGTAAAAGTAATTATTTTTCTTTACTATTAGATATTTACTCGGTAAATATCTAATAATAAGGGACCAATTAGATATTTACCGTGTAAATAAGTCTTATTAGTCCTCTTCTACAAACTTGGGAGGGGGCGGGGGCTTGCGTTTCAATCCGAGATAGACTTGGCATACTGCAGTCCGCTTATTCTTGATATTGTTGAATGACATAAGGTGATTGAATTTTTTGTCGGATATTTCTTTGTGCGTATCTTCTATGAATAACCGCTTTAGTTCTGAGGCCCCGACCATATTCTTATCGTTGTTTGTGATATCATAATTCTTGGTGAGCCACGCCTTGACCGGATTGTTGCCATCCATATAGGCATCCGTCACATCCGTCACGGCGTTAGGGCGGGAGAGATGCTTCAAGTCCTTAACGCCCTTGTAGTACTCCGTAAGCATTAGGAAGAACTCATCCCGCCACTCGGGAGACTTGCACCACTTGTCCCTCACATCGGGGTCGCCGAGGCGGTAAGACGGTTGTTCATCCACCCTAGCCGCCGATACGAACTTGAAGGGGAATTCAATAATAGACATACGACGCTGGATACCACCATCAAGGGTATTGAGTTCGGGGATGGCGTTGGCTTGGATAATAATTTTGAATGGTGCCACATACCGGATAATATTTTTTGAATTGAGGGTACGGGCCTCAATAATATCATTACCACTAATCTTCTTCAATATGCCAACTTGGAGCTTCTCGTCGCTTTCGGGTTCCGTCGTCATCATAATACGCTTGGTCTTGGCGGTAACGAGGGCCGGGATAGGCTGGTCCTTGCGTTCCAAGGGCTTTGTGAATAGGGTATTATCTACCGAATAGTAATAATCGCCCCAAGTATTGCGAAGTAGTTCATCCACGGCACCCTTGCCATTTGCACCGGACCCGGTGAAGACGTAGAACTCTTGGAAACGGTTCTCACCCAATAGGCAAGTAGATAGGACTTGTAACACGTACTTCTCCGTGTCGTCGTTCTCAAACATAGACGTAATGAATTTCTTGATACCCGCTCGGGCCGTAGGGTTACTTTGTCTAGGGTACGGGTAGCCGGTCGTAGTGCTAATGTAGTCTTGGGGCGTAATCATACGGAACCCGCCCTTTTGTAAGTCGTAGACGCCATCGGCAAAGGCGAATAGCTGGCGGTTGCCATCAATCAAATCGGATAGGTTTTCTACCTCATAGAATGACGGCAAGAAGGAAATTACGCCGTTGCAGAAGTCGCTGGACCCGAACATCTTGTAGGCGACATTTATCTTGGCTAATTTGTCGTTGTGTTCCTTGGTGAGTGCCTTCTGGCCGTCACGGTCATTCATTCCAAGCTTCATAGACTTCTTCTGGTACAAGGCCAACTCGGCTCGCTTGGTATCCATCGCCAATTCTTGGAGTGTGTCGGCGATGTGACGCTTCAAGCCACTTGGGTTATTCTTTTCGCTATGCTTCCAGATATTGTTTTTCTCAAGGCAATACCAGCCCATCATTTCCTCCCAGACGTAGGCGTCGGGGTGGATGTTATAGAAGTACTTGGCGATGTCCTTGTGGTTGATAAGGGCGATGATATTCCAGAAGTCTTGGCGGGTCTCCATAAGGCCCCAGAAGGCTTGGGGGTTGCTATCCTTTAGCATTTTCCAAAGGGAGGCGGCCGACACCTTGCGGCCCGTGGCCTTATTGAACGAGGACCACTTTGCCTCACAACCACCAGCCTCAAATTTCTTGGACCGCTTTGATACTGCAACCCAGTCATCGCACGAGTACCCCTCGTTGTGGAACACCATCCCAATTTTGACCCAGTCGTTGTAGTTGTCAAGGTGTTTGATGGGTAGGGCATCCACAACGGCGATGAGGTTCCTATCGTCATCATTACGGGGCTCGGTCGCCATAGTGTCTACAGAAGTGTCTTCGGCCGCCGGTAATTCCTCCATCTCCTCGTCGCTGGACTCTTCTTCCGTGGGTTCTGGTAATAGTTCGCTATCAGATGGGATATAAGTGATTAAGGTATCTTCTACTGCTGCATCGCCTACGATTACATTAGGACGTTTCTCTCCGTCCTTTGATGAGTTCCAAAGACGCATTTTACGCCCTTTCGGGTTATACACGCCGGTATCTATTGATATGAACTGACACATACCGTCGGAATCGTTATCCAGTACTACGGAGATATAGTCTTTCAATAGGGTTGTTATGAGTGGAAGCATCTCATTCATCACAAAGGCTAGGATTGCCGCCTTGGACCCGTGCTTTTTTGTGAATTGAATGCGGAACGAGAGTTTATTTTCAAGGTCTTCTTTCTTGTGTTTGTATCCATACTGGGACGATTCCATCATCGCAAACGGGTAGGGGATGCCGGAAGTAAGGGCGGACATCACATTCTCGCATAAATCGTGAAATTCGCTTTCCGTAATACCGGAAGCATAGCCATCTAAATCAATATATGCACGGTTGAGTACGGATGTATTGCTTTCGGTAGGTAGGGTGCGTTCATAGCAGTCGGTGTATTTTGTTAGGTACGCTTCTACCTTGTCAATAGGTACATCTACACACTTCTTGTCGGAAGCCAGTAATCCACGGGTAATCGTAACGTATGGGGCGGCCATTCTATCTACATTAGTAGGGCGACTCATCTTTAGGCGGTTCTACCCAGTTGGTAGAAAATAATCGGGGCGGTCAAGTTTGTTGCCGGGGTCCCAAAAGTCCGGGGCTAGGAGCCGGGGACTTTTGGAGGTTTGCCGGGATGCCGGGGAGTTAGGCTGGGTTTGGCTGACCGGGAATAACCACCGGTTCGCTGGGGGCCTCCCTCTGGGCTGCATTCCGTTCCTCCTTCTTGCGTAAATAGTACTTGGCAGCGTAGGCTTTCTTCGCATCAGCATTACGCTCGTAGTAGCGGTGCTGTGCGACCCGGTGGCGTTCCTTCATAGCGGCATAAGCGGCGAGAACGTTGGCTATTTCACCCGGGGTGTAAGCTATCTCCATCTTTATACTTATTATGTATAATTTCTTTAGGCTTAGAAGTGTAGGATTAGTGTAGGGTGTGTAGGGTAAATCGTAACTTTGGGCCCTCGGGAGAGTAAAATTTTGGCCAGCGGTCAAAAGATGCGGTAGACCCTACACACCCTACACACCCCCTACATCCTCCTTTTCAATTGTAATAACTTCATCAAATATCTTCTTTGCTAATTCCTTGAACTCCTTTAATGACTTGCTCTGGTTCTTGCTGATAGTGTCCAGTAGCGGGACCCAGAACTCCTTTTCCACCAACTCTGCAAACTCCGTGACAATCTTCAGTTGCTCCTCGGTTAGTCCTTCACACTCCATTCTACAATAGCTCTAGATAATTCTTTAATGTGTCTATAATTTGGTTTAATTTCCTCCGTTGTTGTTCTATTGCTTCCAGTATCTCGTAATTCTGTACTAGGCCCCATATCATACCTAGATTTGTATCTAATTCTTCCAGATGCTCTATTAATAATGCTATATTAAGCGAGGGCATCTATTCCTTGCCCACAACTATTTTTGCCAAAGCGGGCTGAGTGTTCGGGGGGGTTGTTGATTCAATATCCAACGAGACTTCCAATTTCCGGCCGAAGCAGTTGCTCCGTATTCTCTTATGATTGACAATCCCGTAAATTGCAGTAGCCGTACTAACTGCTATCGCCACATATGAAGCAATCTCGGAACCGTCCATACTATATTTATTGACAGCAAAAAAAAAGAAATGCTATTATAGAATGCCTTGGAAATTACGAAAAGCCCCTAACCGAGACTTGTACTGGGTTGTAGATATTAATGGGAAAAAGTATAGTAAGGAGCCAATTCCGCTAGAAAGGGCAAAGGCACAAATGCGGGCGTTATATATGCACGGAGGAGGCGTTGCAACACCTCAATTGCTTCGGGTAGAACGCTCTCCAAATCCTAAAAAGAAATGGAGGGCCTTCTTTGATAATGGAAAGCACACAGACTTTGGGGCTAATTCCCCGCCGATGGAAGATTATACACAGCATCACGACAAGGAGCGGCGAGAACGCTATATTCAGCGTCATCTGAAGGACTTGAGAACGGGCGACCCAACACGGGCCGGGTATTTGTCTATGTTCTTGCTTTGGGGACCATATACAAGTCTAGAGAAGAATATTGCCTTTTACAAAAAAAGATTTAATAACTAGGCACTACTGCACGAATGTTTCTGATGAGTGTTTCCCAAACACTTTTCATATCTGTTCCCGCTCTAGGGTTGTACGGTTTCAGCCCAGCATCGGCCGGAACTGAAGCCAGAAAGGCTAGGACCCGTCCTACAGACGACAATTTCTGCTTGAGTATTGTGCGTGAAGGATAGGGAGACAGCCAAGCGGGTAGCTGAGAGCCTACAGCACTCGTGGAAGTCACAGAAGGAGGACCAGAAGGAGGAGGGGGGCCATATAAGGGAACGCCGCCGGGCTGTGGGCCGGCTGGAGGATACCGACGAGCGGGAACGATGGGGGCCGGGCCGTACTCACCGCCATTCCTTGCGATATAATCCGCAAAAAAGGGCAAACTCGTCTGTCCCATAGCTGCCGCCACTTGGGCCT